AGTTCACTCGTGTGCTCTGCCGATCACCGGCCTATTTTTCGACAGAATCGACGATGAACCAGTCAGAAACCGAAACCGGCATGCCGAAGTTCGACCCGCACGCCTTCCCGCGCGGCGTGGTCGCCGGCGAGATCACGGCAAACCGGGCGATCACGGTCGCGTGCGAGCGATGGATGGCGGACCTCGAGCGGGACGACATCTACTTCGACCACGACGACTGGTTGGGCTACGAGGCGATGCTAGACGACCTGGTCATCAACGACGGCCACCAGCTGAGCGGCACCAAGTTCGAGCTTCTGCCGTGGCAAGCGTGGGTGTTCGGGGCCGCGTTCTGGAGGCGCAAGGAATGCGGGAACCGGCGATACAAGCAGATCGCCCTTGAGGTGGCACGCGGGGCCGGCAAGACCACATCGGCCGCGACCCTGCTCCTGTACTTCGCCAGCACGATCGAGCGATCGTCGACGGTGATCCTTGCCAACACGGTGCAGCAGGCTCAGGTGGCGTACCAGTCTGCTCGGGCGTTCGCGGTGGACGCCTGGGGCGATCACAACGACCCCGATACTGGCGACGAGGCAGGCTGGGAGACGACAAAGCTCGAGCTGCGGTGCAGGGCGTCGAAGGGCAAGATCGAGACAAAGGCAGCACGATCGACGACCCTCGACGGCCTCAAGGGCGTCGTGTACCTGGTCGACGAATCCAGCGAGCAGACGAGCGACTGGCTCAGCAAGATCACCAGCGGCCTCGGAAAGAACGTCCACGCCCTGATGCTGTCGGTGACGACGCCAGGCGGGATCTCCGCCGGCCGGGACTCGCCCTACTACACGAAGCGGCGATCGTGGGAGATGAGCCTCGAGGAGGAACACTGGGACATGGAGGTGTTCGCGGCGTTCTTCGGGCTGGACGAAGAGGATGACATGATCGACGGCGGGCCGGACGTCTGGATCAAGGCGAACCCGTCGCTCGGCCACACGATCCCGGTGGAGTCCTACCACCGGCAGCTCGCCACCTATCAGGCCGAGGGAGACATGGAAACGTGGGAGCGAATGCAATGCTGCCGGTTCTCCACGAAGGGCATCAAGTGGGTAGGCGGCGACGTCTGGCAGGAGAACACCGGCGACCCGCCGGAGTACCCGGACGCCGGCGTCGCGGTGTATGCGGCGCTGGACCTGTCGAAGTCGTTCGATATAAGCAGCCTTTGCTGGGGCTGGTGGCACGAATCTCGGTTCTGCATGCGGTGGCACCATTGGGTGATCCGGCAGGAACCAGGCAACCGCAAACGGGACTACCAGCGGCATCTCAACGCGTGGGAGAAGTACCCACACGTGACGGTCTGTGACAACTCGGTCCAGTACGAACTGGTCCGGGAGAAGCTCTGGGAGCTGAAGCAGCGCACGAATCTGAAGCGGATCGGCTACGACGCGATGGGCGGCATGAAGGTGAACATGGAGGGCTGGGGCGATCTCGAGGACGGCTACAACGCCGAGACGGATCTACCCATGTCCAGGTACCCGCAGACGATGGTGGCGCTGGGGCCGGCGACGTACCTGTTCGAGGGATTTGCAAAAGATCGGAAATTTTGCTTGCAAGATTGCTCGGTTGCGCAGTATGCGCTTGCAAACGTCGTTCTAGAAGGTAATGTAAACGGGGCCTATCGGCCGTCGAAGTCGCCCCACAAGACGCGTGGGATCATCGACCCGATCATGAGTGCCGTGATGGTGTGCGGGGTTCTGATTCAAGAGGGCGCGGAGAGACCGGGGGCGTACGCGGACCCCGATTCGATCGCCTTCTAATTCGTGTTTCCGGGGGGAAACGACTTGGACATCCGTCGATTGTTTCGATGGCCTCGGGTCAACGCCACAGGCGGCGCTGGCCCTGACGGCGTGTGGTGGCCGACGTACCCGAACCAGAACAGCGACAACGTGGCGCAGTTCGCCCAGTACCCGCCTCGAGCGATGCGGCTGCCGGCGGTGCGACGAGCGGTCAACGCGATCGCCGGCGACATCGCCCGCATGCCCATCAAGGCGTACGCCTACCAGGGCGAGGACTGGGTGGACGTCGGCCGCGATCCGATCGTGGTGGCCCTGAACGAACAGGCCAGCGAGTTCCACACGGCGACCGATTTCAAACGCTGGATGTTCATGCAGGCGCTGACGTGGGGCAATTCGTTCGCCCTGATCAGCCGGCGGGGCACAACGTTCGACCAGTTCATTCCGCTTGACAACAACGACGTGCAGCTGAATCGGGCCGCCGACGGCCGGTACTACTACACGACCAGCGAGTACGGCGACGTCGCGCCGGCCGACATCATCCACCTGCGGATGCCCCAGTCGGTGCGGCAGCTCTGGGGCACCAGCCCGGTGATGGAAGCGGCGCGGGCTATGGCGCTTTCGAGCGAGCTGGAAACGGCCGGCCTCGAGGGATATCGCCAGCCCGGAATGGGGAAGATCGCCATCACCACCAGCGAGTCGGTCGGCGCTGACGGGGTGCGGAAGATGGCGGACGCATACGTGTCGGCCCATTCCGGCGCTCAGGGCATGCTGCGTCCGATCATCGCGCAGAACGGCGCAACGGTGCAGCAGGTCGGCAGGAGCCTGGTCGATCAAGACTGGATCGCCGGCCGGAAGAACGCCATCGAAGACATCGCGCGGGTGTTCGGCATCCCGCCCTACGTGCTGTTCAGCGAGTCGGGATCGGCCTACACGGCTGAACAGTCGCGGATGTACGCGGATTCGCTGGCAGCGTACACGGACGCGTGGGGGGCGGAGCTGGGGTCGAAGTTGTACGGGGCCGACTACTGCGTCAAGTTCGACAAGACGGCGCTGCTTCGCGGCTCCTTCAACGAGTCGATGCAAGCGTATCGGGAAGCGGTGCAGCTGGGCGTGATGACGCCGAACGAAGTGCGGAAGGAACTGGGGCTGGCGCCCATCGACGGCGGCGATGAGATGTACGTCGGGCCGAACATGCAGACGACCGGGGGGTCTGATGATGAAGCTGGAGACCAGGCTGTTGTCGACGACGACGACGGCGACGTCAGCGAATGAGCTGACCGGCATCGCGGTTCCGTACGGGCAGCTGTCGCATCCGATTCAGGGTGCCGGCAGGTCGTTCCGCGAGAAGATAAGGCCGGGCGCGCTGAGCTACGACGACAACACGGTGATGCTGACGCAGCACGATCAGCAAGGCATTCCGCTCGCGCGGGTCGGTGCCGGCACGCTGTCGTTCCGGGAAACAAAAGACGGCCTCGAGTTCACGGCGACCTTGCCGGATTCGCGGCCGGATCTCCGCGAAGCGCTGGAACGAGGCGACATGAGCGGAGCAGTGTCGATCGGTTTCTACGTCGAGGACGACGGCGACCGATGGCTCCACACGAACAAGCAGAGCATGCGAGAGGTGACTAGTGGTCATCTCGTCGAGCTGTCTCTGGTCACTGCTGGTGCCTATCCGGGTGCCCGCGCAACTTACGGGGGTAAGCCAAATGGCTGACCTGGTGTCTATGCGGGCTGACGCGATGGAAGCCCGAAAGCGGATCGACGCGCTGCTGGCGGTCGATGGGGAACTGACCACCGATCAGGTGGCAGAACTCGAAAAGTCGGACGTGGAATTCCGTGGCCTTCAGGCTGAGATTTCCAAGGCTGAGACGATTGCATCTGCAAGGGAGTCGCTGAGCGCGCCGTCCTTTGAGTTCCGCGCCGAGCGGAAGCCGGAGCAGCGATCGCAGCAGGAGATTCGCACGCAGTTCCTGAGCGATCTCAAGCAGGAGATGCGGTCGCCTGGCAGCTTCGAGCGCCGCACAATCGACTTCGGTGGCAACGCTGCCGACCTGCTTCCGGTTGATCTCCAGGACGAGATGATCCGTCTGTTCGCTTCGCGTTCCAACGTGGCCCAGGCCGCGACCGTTCGCAGCTACGCGAGCGACGCCGAGATCCCGATGGTCACTGCTCGAGCGACCATCACCGACTTCACCGGCGAGGGTACGGCATACGACAACTTCGACCCGGACTTTGGCAAGCTCCGAATCCGGGCGTTCAAGTCGGCGGCCGAGACGAAGATCACGGAAGAAGTCATTTCCGACAACCGTGGCGGTGCGGTCGATGAGATACTGACGCAGCACGGCGAGGCGCACGCCTACTTCTGGGAGACGAAGTACCTCGGCACCGCTGCGGCTCAGAACGCTACCGCTCCCGACGGCCTCCTGGCTTCTGAGGCGAACATTGCCAGCACCTTCCCGGATGAGGCGGTCAACGGCACCGTTGCCATTGCGGACATCTCGACCGGCGCCGGTGACACCACCATTGCCAGCGTGAGCTACCAGGATCTGTTGGACGTCACCTTCGGGATGCCCGCGAAGTACTGGGGCCTCGAAAAGTCGTGGCTGATGTCGCCGGCCCTGTTCCAGCACACGATCGGCCTTGCCGACAGTGACGGACGGCCGCTGTTCCTTCCGAACGCCACTGGCAACATCTCGCAGACGTTCAACATGGGCACGCTGTTCGGCTACCCGGTGTACGTCTCGGATGCGATGACCGACGCGACGCCGGCCGGGTCGTTCCAGGCCGTTCTTCTCGAGCGGGGCAGCTACGTCGTGGCGACCCGTTCGCAGGTGACCAGTCAGGTCGATCCGTTTACCAACGGTGCCAGCGGCATCACCGCCTTCCGTACTCGGATGCGGGCGGACGGTCGCTGGATGCGGCCCAGTTCCTCGGCGCGTCTCCAGATCGCGGCGAGCTGATCCCTTCAGCCTTTCTCCGGGGTCGGGGCCTTCGGGCCTCGGCCCTGGATTCCGAGGAAACCGATGCAGATCACGAGCCAGTCGGCCCACAATTTCCAGCTGTCGGCGTTCCGGGATCACTGTCGGATTCCGTGGAGCGACGACAACTCCGCGCTCCAGCGGTCACTCGACGCCGGCGTCACGCTGTGGGAAACGGTGACCAACTGGTACACGCGATCGACCACGGTGGAAATTGCGATCCTGCCAGGCATGCAAGTGCCGTTCGGGCCTTCGCCGACGATCTCGAGCGTCACGAAATACCGCGACGGCGTGAGCGAGGGAGCAGTCACGACCGACTGGTATCTGGCGAATGTCTGGGGGGCGACAGAATTCCGTCTGACGGCCTCCGGCACCTGGGATATTCGATGCGAGTACCGGGCGTCGATGTCCGTCACAGGCGACGTCTCGCCCCTTGTGAAGTGCGGCGTGTTCGACTTGGGCAATCACCTGTACCGCGATCGGGAAGGCGTCTCGAATTTCACGATGACAAGCGTCCCGGTTTCGCTGCAAACGATCATCCAGAACCATCATCTGGGGGGAATGTGAGTTCAGGCGGCACACATCCCGTCCAGTTTTACAGCGCTTCCGAAACGGTCGACGATGCCGGATCCGAGACTGTCGCGTACACGCTCCAGTTCACCGCAATGGTTGACTTCCGGGTGGAGCGCGTCAGCAAGACCGACGACGGCGAGATCCGCCAGTCCGGGCAGCTGTCGGCCCTGATCCGCATGCCGTTCACCGAGTCAATTGGCTTCGACTGGCGGGTCCGGTATCGAGACGTGTACTACGACATCGAGCAGATCCGCGACCCCAACGGTCTGCGGCGGGACCTCGAGCTGACAGTTGTGGCGGTGGAACGATGACCGACGCCCTGTACATCCACGACATCGTTCGGTTCAAGTCGAAGGATTTGAAGAAGTTCGAGAAGGACGCACTGCGATTCGGCAAGGATGGAAAGCGGGCCATTCGCAACGCCCACAAGGCGGCCCTAGACATGATCAACGGCGAAGCCAGAGACCAGTACGCCAAGTTGAACTATGGCAAAACCGGCAGCAGCAAGGGCAGCCGGATGGGCAAGGGCGGTGCGGTCACGTTCAAGAAGAAAGACAAAGAGAAGAAGATTCAGGGCTTCCGGGCCGGCATCACCAAGAAGGGCAGCTGGTCGATCCGCACCGAGTTCAAGGCCCGAGGCGTCGAGACGCGAAGCTGGATCAACGACAAGCAGTACTTCAACTTTCTCGCGCCGGCGATTGAGTGGGGCTGGATTCCTGGCAAGGGAACGAAGTGGCAGGCGTCGAAGAAGATCGAGGGCCGGGAGATCCGGTACAGCATTGCGAAGGCGATGCGGGATCGAGTCGTCGACGCGATGGCGACGGCCGTCACGACGCAGATGGCACAGGGCAAGACGATGACTCCGAAGGAACTGGCAAATGTCATTCGCTGAAGCTGACGCGAAGATCAAGACAGCGACGGCGAGCCTGTCGGCGTCCTGCTCGCCAGACATCCGGAACCGAGAAACCGACATTCCGGCGGTGATCTGGACCCTCGAGGACTCCGGAGCGACCGAGACTGCCAGCGGATCCGGTGCGCCGTATCACGCGCGCTTCGTCTTCTTGATCATGCATACGTCGCGGATCTTCGCCGACGACTTGACCGACCTGTTGCTTGCGGCCCTGGTCGGCTCGAGCGACTTCATGACCCGCGAGACCAGCCGATCCGGCGATTTGATTCTGCGCGGTGCAGACACGAAGCCGGTCTACACGACGACTCTTTCCACTGTTCTGACTTTCGGGAGCTGACATGGCTACTTCATTCAACGGAACCGCGTTTTCCTGGGCGGTGACTGGCAGCACGCCAGACAAGGATATCCCGCTGGATTCGCTGACCTTCGCCGGCGGCGATGTCGCTGCTGTTGACTTCACCGCAGCGAACAGCGGCCGACGTCTTCAGGTGCCGGGCCTTCGAAACCCGTACCAGATCACGGTTGCCGGCAAGGCCCCAACGCTTGCGAACATTCCGACGTCTGGCACGCTGATCGACTGGACGATCACTGGCAACATCACCATGGACACCGGTGGGACGTCGTGGTACGTCGAGTCGACCGAGACCTCTGGATCGGTCGACGAAGCCAACAGCGTCAGCATCACGATCATCGAAGGCAGTGGGGCCAGCTGATGGACCACACCTATCGACGCAACATCCGCATGAGGGACCTCGAGGAGACTGCCGACCTGCCCGAACAGGAACAGGCGGTTGCCCTGGTCGCAAGGTGCTACGGGCTGGATCCTGACGTGGTGCGGGACATGGACGTGGTGGAGTTCAAGGCATGCATGGACGAAGTGATGGCCCGAAACGGCTTGAACACCGGCGACTAATCGCAGTCTTGGCAATCCGCTTGGGCTGGACGATGGAACAGGTCCGCGATCTCGAGGCGCCTGATCTCGACGTGCTGCTACAGGAACTCAGCGGCAAGCGGAAAATGACTGACGACGAGATCGGCAAGGAGCTGGAACGATGGCAAAACGCAACCTCACAGTCCTCTTCGGTGCCGATACGTCAAAGCTCACGAAGGCGCTCGGCGGGCTGAGGAAGAAGATCAGCGGGGCATTCTCCGGGATGCTGTCGCTCAAGGGCATGGCGGTCGCCGGCATCGGTGGTTTCGGCCTGAGTCAAGCCATCGGGCTGCTGATGAACCTGTCGCCGGCGTTCGCCAACGCGCTGATGAAGATGAAAGAACCATTGTTCGGGCTGGCGGCCGCAGTCGCCGACACGATCGCACCGTGGATCCAAAGCTTTGCTGATTACCTGACAAGCGCTGACCTAGTCGCAGATATCACAAGCTGGTGGCACGACATGAAGGAGGGGTTCAGCGTCATCGTCGATGGGTTGAAGGGAATTTACGATGCAACGGTGGCGATGCTGAAATACTTTGACGGGCTGGTCTCGAAGGCGCTCGGCAAAGCGGTTGCTGCCGGCCTTCAGTCGGAAGCTGGCATGTCAGCATTCCAGGGGGCTGTCGGTGCTGCGGCTCGTGGGGAAGGCGGATTGGGCCAGGTGCAAGCAGCAGGACAGGCCCTGTTCCAGAATTTGCTTGGCAGTTCCATTAGGACCTTCGCGGCCGGAGACACGGTGGGAGCCACTGAGCGATGACGACGACCTACGAACGAATCCTGCTGACGAACTCGACGGCCGGCGCTGAACACTTCGGCGCGATCTCGGATTCTGTCACCTACCGGGTGATGGTTTCGCCGTACGTCGACAACGAGACAGCGGCAATCGTTCGATCCGAGCTGCTCACGTCGCCAGGGTACGCCGGCATCCTTGCGATTCCTGGTCGTCCACTGCTCGTCGACGGCGCGGTGCAGTTCAGCGCTGACATGGTGGTCCGAACGATCAGCTGCCAGACAGTGCAGGACGGGGCCGGCACAGACATTACCATCGGCCTGACTCGATACGACTGGGGAGCGACCAGCCAGCCGGGCGACGTCCCGATCCGGCTGAGCAATTCGGTCGGGGGGCAGTCGGTGCAGGTGTACCGAGGCGACCCGAAGCTGCCGACCAGCACCGACAGCACGACCGAGTTCAGCGACAGCGAATGGGTGAACAACAGCAATCTCGAGGTAGCTGCGGGATCCGTTCCTACAGCGGCAGATCCTGACGACGGAACGTATCGACCAGCCGGCGACATCGGTGGCACGCCGCTGGACTGGAACGGAAACCCCATCAGCATCATCTTGCCGGTGGTGGACATCTCGATCGAGGTGCTGCGGCGGGGCGCGTACTTCAGCACGCTGGGCACGGTGGTCGCCGACACCTTCAAGCCGGAAAGCGCTGTTGGATTCGTTGGGAAGCGGAACAATGCGGCGTTCGCCGGCTTCGGGATCGGGGAGCTGCTGTGTACCGGCATCGAACGCAAGGTGCTGGATGGCGAGTGGACGTCGGTGATGTTCAAGTGCAGTTCGCATCCGTTCCGCCATGCCTACCAGGTGCCTCGGCCGACGTTCATGACGACGATGGGGACCATGACCTACAACGGCGACCCGCGATCGGTCGGGCATGTCCGTGGTGTCTACTGGAAGCAACCCTATCTGACTGGCGTTGACTTTGCGTCGTTCTTCACGACGGACGAACAATCCTACATCTCGAGCGCGACAGCATGAACCCGCCCAGCTACCTAAACACGGTTCAAGGGCCGACGCAGCTGTACGAAATCATCTCAAGTACCGAGATCGAGCTGGGATCGCCGGCGGTGGGGCAAAACAAATGGCGCTACGTCGTGTCGCCTGTGTCGTTGCAGGTGATCGTTGCCGACACGGCCCCAGTGAAGGGCGTCAGTTCCGATCAGACCTACGTCACGGCGTGGAACGTCTACGAGACGCAGAACAGCGACACGAACGCAATGGGCGTCGATCCGACGAGCAGCGCCATTCCGGCGGACTTTGAGCTGTATCCGATCCCAATCGGTGCAGTCGTGCCCGGTTGGTACTACCAGGGCGGCGACCAGCTGTGCATCTTCGTCGCCTGGCCGAACCAGTTCGAGGGGTCATGTGATCCATGAGCTTGATCCGCATGCTTGGCTGCTGCTGCGAGACAGGCGGACCCGGTGGACCGGGGACCGGCAGCCGGCTGTGCGATGTCGTCGCCTGGTGCTACTCCAACGAGAAGACTGAGCCTTACCTGACGAGCTGGAGTCAGACCGGCACGAAGCCTCGAGCACCAGGCACAAACAATCGCCAGATGACGGATTGGGTGTCGGAAATCACTGGCGTGACAGTCGTGAACAAAACGTATCTTGGAGACAGTCCTCCGGGGTCGGCGTTCCCGTTGAAAAACAGGTTTTCGTTTGAACTCGAAATTGACTACAACCTCGAGTACACCGGAACGTCAGGATCAACAGACTGCGGGTGCAAGCGGGCAGGCGTGTGGGAGGAGTACGACACGACCAGCGGATCAGCGACGACGACGACGACGGTGATAGTGGGGTGCCAAGTCACAGGCAGCCAGGTTGACACGATAATCGTAAACGCGACGGCTACCGGCTTTCCCGCAGGGATCACGTTTTGTGATCCACCAGTCCAGAACACTGCGGCAGTGAAGGTCGACGTTGCTGGCGGTGCCCAGTCGTACCCTGGGCCGTTTCCAGCGACGGGAATGGACACCTGTGCAGAATTGCGGACGAAAACGATGGCCTACCAGTGTCGTGTCGGTGGCGTCAATACAGGTTGCAACGAAGAAGCTGAGGACGCGAACCTTCACCAGATCACCTTCAACTTTGGGTACGCATGAGACAGCAGATTCCACAGGTTGAACACGTACCGCAACCGATGCGCGGGGCCGGCGACCTGGTTGAGCAGGTGACGAAGCGAACCGGCATCAAGCGGCTTGTCGACAAGGTCACAGGAAACGGCTGTGGATGCGGCAAAAGGCGCGATATACTGAACAAGCTCATACCGTTCCGGGGGGAACCTAATGGCGTGCAATCCGACCACGATTCAGCTGAGTAGCACCGGCACCACCACGATCAGCCTGACGCTGTCGAGCGATCCCGGCGACGGCACCAGCGTCACCCTCGAGGTCGACGGCCTGGGCGTCAGCGAAGCCGGCGTGACCGCGAGCGGTGCGGTCACGCTGTCGGTCAGCGCCCAGACGGCTGCAAACTATTCACTGTGGGACGCGACCATCCAAGTCGGGTCCAACCTGACCGTTGACGCGACGGCCGAGGTAGTCGAAACGAACGGCCCGCAGACGATCGGCGTCACGATCACCGACGCAGCCGTGTCCTACTGCTCACCGCTTGGTGGCGGCGGCGGGACCGGGACGGTGACCGGCGTGCTGGGGACTGCCCCGATCGTCTCCGACGGCAACAACACGACGCCCACGATCAGCCTGGCGGACGTCTCGCCCAGCCCGGCCGGCGCCTTCACGAACGCAGACATCACGGTGGACGCGAAGGGCCGCGTGACGGCAGCAGCCAACGGAAGCACGGAATCCACGGCCCTGAACGGCCCGGTTCTGTTCACTGCAAAGAACGAAACCGGCAGCACGATCACGAAGGGCCAAGTGCTGTTCATCAGCGGCGCGGCAGCAGCTGGAGACGTTCCGACGGTCGGCCTGGCCGACGCCAACAACTCGGCTGCAATGCCGGCGTTCGGGATGGCGTTCGCCGACGCGAACAACAACGCCGAGGTGACGGTCGTCACGTTCGGCACGATCACGGGCCTCGACACCTCGGGCTACAGCGAGGGCGATACCGTTTACGTCTCGACCACGGCCGGCGACCTGACGGCGACACCGCCGGCGGGCGAATCGAGCCTGATCCAGAACATGGGCGTGGTGGTGCGATCGCACGCATCAGCCGGCACGATCAAGATCATCGGGGCAGGCCGCGCGAACGACACGCCAAACCTGGACGACGGCGATATCTTCATTGGCAACGGATCGAACCAGGCGACCACGGCGGCGCTGTCTGGCCTCGTCGGGGTGACATCAGTCACGGCAGGCTCGGGCCTGACCGGCGGCACGATCACCAGCACGGGCACGATCGCACACCAGGCACAGCCGGCAAGCGGTACGGGGCCGGCGTTCGTAAAGAGCGTTGAAATTGACAGCTTCGGACACGTCACGAGTGTCGTCGGCGAAGCGACGGCAGCGGCGTATCGAACAGAGACGGGCACCGATGACGCCTCCAACCTGACGACCGGCTTGCTGGATGCTGCTCGGGTGCCTGACCTAGACGCAGCGAAGATCGCTACCGGCACGATCGCAGCGGCAAGGCTGCCGGCGGTGTCTGATTCCTACACCGGCCAGATCGAAACGGCCGACGATAAGACCTACACGATTGACCCTGGTGTCGTCGCGGCTCGCAGCATCACGCAGTTCTACGCACGCAGCGGCGCGGGAACCTGCACCGCGACCCTGAAGAACGACACCGCGACGGTTGGGGTCATCTCAGTCACGACCAGCAGCACGACGGCGGCGATCAGCAACACGAGCGTGGCTGCAGACGATCCGATCACGCTGGTGATCTCGTCGAATTCATCTGCGACCGACGTGGTGTTCAGTGTGGAGTTCACGCAATGAGTCCGCGCTGGTTGTTCTTTCCTAGTCCAACGGCAGTTTCTTCTCGCCAAGACGTCACCTACACGCTGGTAAATACTTCGTGGACTTCGATGACAGTCAGCAACGCTACCGGAGATGCGATCCTTACCACAAGCGTCATTGGATGGCCACCTCAGGCGTGGCAAAACGCTACCGCAGCAAACACGTGGCCGCGCTTTTTGATGGGTTCATATACGACCGGGTTCACAAATTCGCAGGTCGCAACGTTGTGGAATTCGTTGGAAATCAATTATTCCATCAACGGGGGCGCGTTGACGTTGCTCGGCTCTCCAGTGTCCATCTCTTCAAACCAAACTTCGTACATCAATTCGGGCAACCCCCTGAACAACACATCGGCACTCGGAGTCGGTGACACCATTCGCTACATCGTTACGGATATTTAAACATGAACACGATCCACCAATTTGCATCGATTACGAAAAACCTTGCCGGTACCAGCGCGAGTCTCAACGACCTTGCATGGAACTACAAAGAAGTTGCACCGCGCACCGCGCTCGATGAAGCGCACATCGACCTGCTCATCACGCAGGCCCAAGGGATGATCCAGGCCGCCGAGGCACTCAAGGCGATCGCGTACGACCCGACGCCGGTCGATCCCGAATTGCCGTGACCCGCGTCCTCGTCATCGGCGACGTTCACGAACCGGCTGCCCATCCGGGGTATCTGGCGTTCTGCCAGTCTCTTGCTGAGAAGTGGACACCCGATCGCGTCGTGTTCATCGGTGATCTGCTCGACATGCACGCAGTGTCCTTCCACGCCAGCGAACCAGACGCACCGGGGGCTGAGGATGAAGCTGAGCAGACCCGGCGGCTGGTCGCGGCTTGGCATGACGCCTTCCCGGCCGCGACGGTCACGATCGGGAACCACGACGAGCGAGTGCATCGCATGGCTTCAAGCGTGAACATCCCGGCACGGTTCATACGGAAGTTCGCCGATGTCTGGGGCACGCCGACCTGGAAGTGGGTGCGGGACGTCGTGATCGACAAGGTGACGTATGTCCACGGCACAGGCTTCGGCGGTGCTACGCCGGCCCTGAACGCAGCCAAGAAATCGATGGGGTCGATCGTCTGCGGGCACGTCCACAGCGTTGGCGGAGTCCACTGGGCGGCTGGGCCGACGGCTCGGATCTTCGGCCTCGACACCGGATGCGGCGTCGACATCGAACACGCCGCGATGCGGTACGGGCGGAACATGCTCACCAAACCGATCCTGTCGGCCGGCGTCGTGATCGACGGCTACCCGTATCACGAGCCGATGCCCATGGGCAGAGGCGAACCGTTCCACCGATCGAAGTTCAGGGGAAAGCGATGACGCCAAGAGAACGGAACAAGGCAGTGAACAGGATCCAGACGCAGTTGATCGAGGAGGTCGGGGCGGATGCTCTGGTGATCGTGTTCAGCAGGACCACACGCCGGCGGACGGTCACGCAGATCCACAGCTGGGGAAACGCCCTGGCCTGTCGAGGGCTGGCCGAGCAGGCGTATGCGGAGCTGTGCGAGGAGGAGATCGGCGAAGAGGCGGAAGAGGTCGAAGACGAGGACGAGGACGATGCTGAGTGAATTTATTCTTGACATCGCCCAGGTGATGGTGCCGGCCGGATTATTCTGGCTGGGTGGTGAACTCCGGAGGGTTTCCCGTGCGTTGGATCGGCTTGATTATCGTGTTTCTCTGCTCGAGCACCGGCTGTTCGGTGAAGGGCTTCCCGCAGCTCGACGGGACGTTCCAAACTCCCCAGCAACTGAGGAGCGCCGCAGCGATCGCAACGGCCCAGGGACAGGCTTTGAATGAGATCGCCGACCAGCAACAGGGAAGGATCTCTGGCATGCTCGAGACGGCTCAGGGGGTCGCTGAGGGGCTGGGAGCGCCTGCGGTTCTGACGGGCCTCCTGGGGGCCGCTGGCGGCTTCCTCGTGCCGACGCCTGGTCAACGCCGGCGGCAGCAGCTTGCCAAGCAGGAAGGCGAGATCGAAGCAAAGAAAAACCCACCCCGAGAATGAGGTGGGCCGGCCCAGCCTGGGCTCTCTCGCCGCGTGGGGCTGCGGGGTTCTCCTTGGAAGAGACCCTGAGTTGTGGGTGCAGATTACACGGAAAAGGTGGAGCAGGTTGACGACCTGAACCGATACCAGTACGGTCGGATCATCGGCCTCGTCGGTCGATAATCTCTCTTCTCTGGGGGTCGGTGGGCTTCACCTGGCGACACACCGCTCACCGGCCCCTTTTTGTCTTGACAATTCACCATTTCCCTTAACCGGAGAAGCCATGCTTGAAACGAACGACTACATCACGTGCGTCGAGGCGTCGCGCCTTTACTCGTCGACCTATCCAGATCGGCCCCGACTGCACCCAGCAACGATTCGATCGTGGGCCAACAACCCGAAACACCCGATGCAGGCAATAAAGTACCGAAGGTCGATTGCGATCAGCCGGGAGAGTTTCGTGAAGGTGATCAACAGCGGTTGGCCCAGGGAGGCCGGCGCTCGCCATCCGAAGCACATCATCGCAAAGGCTCGAGCCGAACCAACGCCGAAGGCTGAGACGGTGGCCGACGCCGGATACACGGCACACCTTGATGAAGCCACGACTGTGAAGCTGGTCGATGTCAAGCGGCGGCTGGGCGCTGCTCGATTGAACGATGCGATCAAGATCTGCATCGAGCGCGTTCACAGTGAGATGGAACACGTACGCAAGCCGGAAGAACGGCCTTTGGCCGTGTTCGGCCAGGGCGACTACAAGCGCGAGATCCGAGAGGAGAACTGCTGATGAACAACGGTAAAGAACTGCTGGAGTACATGGATCAAACGCGCGACTACCAAATGCGGTCGATTTACACGGATCTGGAGTTGCTCCAGATTCAACACGAGCGGGTGGCGTTGTGCGTGATGAAGATTGAGACGTACCTGCGACGCTGCAAGGTGGAATCAGAGGCGTTTGGTCAGAAATTGAACCCTGATTATGAAGAGGCTCTGGCTCACGTTGACAACGCCTTGATGCGGCTCAAGCTGGCGGATGGCATCTGGCGGGACGTAAGCGCCAAAACGCTGATTCATCTTGGAGATGAAGAAGCGATCGAGGAACTCAAGACCAAAATCGAGGACTGCTGATGAACAAGGACCGATCAATTGTGACGCAGGCCATGATGAAGGCGATTCTGCCACACCATCCTGCGGAGGACTGGGAGCAGCTGACCAAAGAGGCACTGCGAATCCATGACCTGCACGCACCGGCTCAGGCCGGCGGGAGCAACAGCCCGGCACCGCTCCGGGATCTTCAGCAAGGCGACCAAGTCGCCGGATTCTTTGTCGAGCAGGTGAAGGACTGGGGCGACAACGTCAGCGTAAAGCTGAGCGGCGGGCAGCTCAGCGACGGGGCGTGGGTCAAGTTCTACCGGGATGAGATGAGCGATGCCCGGCAGCTCGAGCGGGGAAACGTGATTCACTGCCAGCTGAAGCCGGCGAAGAAGCCGGGCATGTGGTTTGGCTCGAACATCAAGGCCGTGAAGCCGGCGACCATGGACGAGATCGCCCAGGGGGGTGCCGATGAAATCCCGTTCTGAGCAGATTTTTCGGGAAGGCTGGCCAAAGGCGTCTGCTGAATGGTCGGTTCAACTGGTCGAGCAGATGGGCCTTGAGTGGGGTTTCTGGACCTACAAACGGCTGCAGGGTCGGCGGGAGAAGCTCGCCGTGGTCCTGCTGTGCATGCGGCTCAAGCTGCGTCACAACTACAGCACGACGGAGATCGGCAACCTGTTCGGGAAGGCTCGAACAGGCGTGTATCCCTACGTGGTGCGAGGTGATGCCCTGCTCAAGGTCGATCCCGACCTTTGGCGGGCGATGATGCTGCTCGACGGAAGGGACGCACCCATGTACCTCATCACGACGTTTGCGGATCTCTGGGAGACGCTGTTCGACGAGAAGGAACCTGATCAGCTGGCCCCGATGGTGGGCGTAAATTGAATCCCGGAGCCTTATCGAAAGCTGCGGCCGGCTTGGCGTCCGTCGAGGGGCTGACGCCGGGTCGGGCCGCAGTGTTCTTGTCCATCTGTGCCCAGACAGGCAAGGATGGCACCTGCTTCATCAGCCAGGGGAAGCTTGGCAAGCGGTGCGGGATTACCCGAAAACACGCCCACGATTCGGTCGCTTGGCTGATCGAAAAGGGCCTGCTCGAGAAGGAATCGGTAGACGGCAGATCGTGCAGATACACGGTTTTGGGGTGTCACCTCAGCGACACAGGGGTGTCACCTGAGAAACACAGGGGTGTCACCTCAGAGACACACGTTTCCAGTATTACCCCTAGTAATACTTCCTTCCGCTCGGCCCGTCGGCCCCATGGGGGGCCTAGGCCGGCGGAAACGACACCTACGCAAAAGTACGAACCGCCCAGGGATGGGATGTCGTTCGCGGAGTGGAAGGCGAGGCTCGCATGAGGTGCGAAATGCTGTTGCCATTCCCACCAACGGTGAATTCGATCTGGCGAAAGTCACGTTCGGGCATGTATCGCCATGTCAAGTACCTCACGTGGCTCGAGGAGGCCCACAGGGCCGTCGAGGGGACGTTGCCGGCGGACGTGACGTTCGACCCGGTTCACGTCGAGCTGCGGCTGTACGGGCGTTCTCGTGCCCGCTGGGACATCGATAACCGGGCGAAGGTGATTCTCGACTTTCTGCAAGGTCGGTTCCTGTTCGATGATGCTCAGGTCGACAAGCTCACGATCCGAAGGGGACCTTTGCGGAAGGGCCTGGGCGGGGCCTGGGTGATTGTCGAGACGATGGAACAAGGGGCGCTGGTCTGCCCAGCGTGGCCAGTTTGAAAGAACTTCCCAAAAATGGGTTGGATGCGTTGACATGCTCCCAGATGTGGGTATAGTTGTGTTTGTCGGGAATGACCCCGACCAAACGAAAGGCTCACCCATGAACACCAAGACCATCACGCTTCGCACCGGATCCGGAACGCCCAAGGGGAATGCAATTCTTGTCGAATGGACCGAATCCAAGCTCAGGACGACGCACAACGGGGATACTCGATTCAACTACCAATCCGGCAAGGATGCAAACGGCGTCGAGTACGAAACGAAGTCGCGGGGCGGCGGCTGGCGAGTCAAGCGGTGACAGTCGCCGCAGAAATATTTGAGCGGATCAAGGCAGCAAAAATGAACAGATACGAGGTTGCGAAAGCCTTGAGCGATAATGGGGCGTGTTCGATGTCAACCGCGTATCGCATGCTCAACAATGAAACGGGGATGACTTTGGAAACCGCCGAAGCGGTAGCGAAGGTGGTGGGGTGCAAGCTGGTGTTGCTGCCGGCGTCATGAGATTCAGCGACTGGGCGAAGGACCCGAGGCAGACGAACAGGTGGAAGCGGGTACGCCGGCAGATGCTGATCGCGCATCCACGGTGCGAGCTATGCGGCTCGAGGTGTGCGACTGAGGTGCATCACCGCAAGTCAGCGATCCTGCACCGTGACCTAGCATTTGACATGGACTGGTGCCTGAGGTCTGTCTGCCACTGGTGCCACCGGATCGCCGACAGCAAGCCGGACCACCACCTGGCCTGGCGGCCAAGGGTACCCCCCCCTGGGGTATAGACCCTGGTCGATACGTACCATAGATCGGAAGAGCACACGTCTGAACTCCAG